ATGACAGAAGCGGTTGATACTACAGTGGATGAGTTTGTCAAGACAATGAAGTGGAGTGACGACACTCCTGAGCACGTTAAGACTTTGGTGATTTGTAACATACGTGGCTACTACAGTTTCCTAAAAAATTCTGGAAAACTACTTGACAACGACTCAAAAAAGCGTACAATAGAATAGAACATGGGACGGGGAGCGGTTCTTCAGACAGTTCTTATAAAGCAGTCTTTCCTGGTTCAATTCCAGGTCGTCCTACTTAGGCTTCCAACAGCAACATTAAAAACACATTTTATCTATGTTAAAAAAATGAAGCCTGATTTTTGTCCGGTGCCTGTATACCGCAGGATTAAAGGGGGTAAGGTAATTCCCGCCAGACTCCGCGCGCTCCGGTTAAGACGTATTCCGAAACAAGATTCTACATAAATACGGGGATACGAGTTGGTTCGATTCCAACTGTGCGCACTGGACTACGTACAGCAATCTAATTACAATGCATAAATGATTAGATAGCTTAGGTGTAGTATGTTAGTTGTGGAACTTTAGTTAGAAACTGTAAACAAGATCATAAAAGAGTAGTCCGTATTTCTTTTATGGTGGCGAGCAGCGGAGACTAAAGGGAATCAACTGGTGTGCTATCCAAACACGGCCTTCTCTGGAGGGGGCCATTACGGCGGGTAGCTCAGTCTGCTCAGAGCACCACTCGTGTAGAGTGGAGGTCGTAGGTTTAAATCCTACCTCGCCGACTTGATTAAATTTACAACTTGAAATGTAGACAGCGACTTTAAATTCAATTATCTTTGCAATGACCCTCTGACGATAGGGTGGCTGAAACGTTCAGCATTTCGTATAAGTTGTAAAGCGTGTAGGCTTATCGTCAATATAGGACTTTCTACAGCAATAGAAAAATACTGACGGCCCTAAGGTACTGATGATTGGGCGACCAATCTAGGGATATCGCAAGGCTGTAACGGGTTATGCTGACAGTCAAAACTCTCTGAGTTAGAAGCGAGTGCTCGATGCTGGTACTCCTACGGGAGCCGGTTATGGCGGCCATACAAAAAATAGAAGTCCGTTTTTAGCGGTGATCCAGGTGGTCCTGGCTCTAGGCTTTGAACCTAGCAGATGCAGTGTTCGACTCACTCCACCGCCGCTTTCCAGCGTAGCTCAGAAAGTATGTCGAAAGCTACAGCGAGGCATGTGTAATAGTGTACATAAAATCACATGCAGTAGGTGTAGTTAGTAAGTTTATAGGGGACAGAGCGCCATCAACTAAGATGGAGGTCGGTAGTTCAAATCTGCCCGCTGGGACTTAGATTATGTACAGCAATATCATTAAAAAACTTTGGTTCGATTCCAAATGATCCCGTAGAAGAATGACAACCTGTTTTTAATTATGTAATTCACGATGACAATTGGAGCAAACTAAAATACACTTTTTAAGTTCTGCCTCTATTTGATTGTCCTTAAGAGTTTTAATTAGCGATTTAAAGTTGGTGTCTTTGGTGTTTGGATCTACATGATGAAATTCTAACGCAGCCAAACACTTATTATAGCCACATTTAGAACAACATCCTCCAGCATAGTCAACCCACTTTTGCTTAATGTATAACATTTTTTGTCGATTGTTTTCATTGCAACATTGTTTACACTCAGCATTATGACGAATATCTTGTAGTTTAGTATGCCAATGAAAATCGTTCTTAGTTAATATTTGTTTACATTGTGGACAATAATATTTATGTGGATAATTTTTAGGTTCTTGTATTGGTGAACAGTCTAAACAATATAGTCGTTGGTTAGAATAAAACGATGTACCATTATGTGTAACCTTGTTAGTAAATTTTTTATCACACCGCTTGCACAATTTTATGGTTATTTTTTCTGACATAGGTTTATATGGGGAACATTTTAAACATTTAGATCGCTTATTACCAAGCTGTTTTTTAATACCATTGACTACAACAAATCGTGGAATATCAGCCTGACAAATAATACATTTTTTACACATTGATGACTCCTTGTGTACCATAAATGGACGGTGAATAATATAATAGGAAACGCTTACAGTATATTATACACCACAAAAGACTTTTTACTGCAATTTTTACTTCAGAAGTCTGTAGGAGACAAATTATGAATCAATTTCTACAACAAGCACAACAACATGATGCTCGTACATGGAATAATGCAATAAGCAATTCTACCACAGGTAATGCCTGTTTAGATTATTTTGCAAAATGTGGGTCATATAGAGGTAGAACACCACAAGAGGTTAGTTCTGACATGGCCAAGATTTTTGGTGAAGACACTCTTACCGCTATGAAAATGGTGTTGTATAATGGGATGGTGACTCGTAAGGTCAAGGGTTTCAGCAACGAAACTGATACCGTCCAGCGCGGTCAAGGTCAACGCGATGAAACCATGAAGGCTTTACAATGGTTGGAAAATAACAATCCAGATGTATTGTACAAGAATTTGTGGTTAGTGCCTGTATTAACTAAGTGGTCTAATTTGTGGTATGACAGTGCCGCAACTGGTTTCTTCTATTACATTAACCCAGAGAAGGTCTATGAGTTGGTTTGTGTGGGCTTGCAGTCAGAGTACCATCGTGCTTTGATCGCTAAGTATCTACCAAAGATTCGTAGCCGCAGAAACATCAAGAACGACCGTCACCGTAGATTGAACGCATGGGCAAGAGGCTTGTGTGAGCACCTAGGTTGGACGGAAGCTCACTACCGTAAGTTCAAGAGCAATCCAAAGCACAGCGCTCACCAATTCCAAAGACTGATGTGCGAGGGTGACTGGAAAAACTTAGACTTCAACACGATCAGTGGTAAGGCTCTCTTTAACTTGCTCAACCAAAAGGGTAAGGACCATAAGAACGTCATCGAGCGTCATGGTTTGGAGAAGGAATATCTTAAGTGGATCAAGGCGCAACCAGTTGCGAAGTTCACTGGATATCCATACGAGCTTTACATGGCCGCTAAGGGGCAGCGTACATTGATCGAGAAGCACACTTACGACAAGCAGTTCGACGAATTGCTACGTAAGGCTAAGGATAGTGTTAGTCCAGAGTTGCTACGTAAGGGTGTGCTATGTGCGCTCGACACAAGTGGTAGCATGGGTCGCATGGATCACTATGGTCATGGTGGGGGTAGCAATACTCCACGGCCAATCGACATATGTGTTGGATTGGGAATTTACTTCGCCAGCTTGCTGGAGGGTGCATTCAACAACCACGTTATTATGTTCGATAACCAGAGCGAATTCTTGAAGCTAACCGGCAATAGTTTTTGTGGTAAGGCTGACCAGATCCCAGCTAACGCTATGGGAAGCACAAACTTCCAGAGTGTCATCAACGAGATTGTTAGGGTGCGCAAGCAAAATCCTAACATCCCAGTCGAGGATTACCCAGAAGTATTGCTTGTAGTTAGCGACATGCAATTCAACGTAGCGAGTAACTACTGGAGTGCGGCTCAGAGTGGCAGATCAGAGATCAACACCAACTATGAAGAGGCTATGCGTAAGCTGCGTGCTGTAGGTTTGCCTGACATGACCATCATATGGTGGAATGTTAATGGTAGATTCAGCGGCGACTTCCCTAGTACTAATTTTGATCCTGGCACCGTGCTTATTTCAGGATTCGATGGGGCTATCGTCACGTCAATCTTGGGCGGTATGGAAGAAGTTGTTGATGAAGAGACTGGTGAGAAGCGCAAGCCAACACCAGAGGAAGTCATGCAGAAAGCTCTAGATCAAGAGATACTTAATCGTATCGAAGTGTAAACAACGCCAGACTATGTACAGCACATGATTAACCATTATGTCAGAATAGGTAGTCTGATGGCACAACTTGGGGGGCAAATATTTAGTCCCCCCATTTTTTGACCTTTAGTGTAATGGTAGCACACGAGATTCTGAATCTCGGCGTCGGGGTTCAAATCCCTGAAGGTCAGCTTGCTAGGACTGGTGAAAGTCTGGGTCGCGCCCAGATACCACCCTAGCATTTATACAAGGGTCAGCACGGTGGGTACGGCTCCATCATCGAAGATGGTATAAATTGCGGTTATTTTCACTGTTGGGTGTTGACAGCCCGCACAGACAGTGTATAATAAGAGAGGTTCGATTCCTCATCCTTGTACTTGTAAGCAGTTGGACTCCTCACCCCCCTCAGTGTCGGGACGTAAACAGGGGGGNNGAGTAAACACACTTGGAGAAAGCCATGATCAAACACCTCAAAGAATGTGGTCCGTGGGGATGGCTATTTTTTATTGAAATGTTGATAATCATAATGTGGGGGTTGAGTTTATAATGCTAGAAGCAATTGGGAATTATGGTCCTATTAAAAGGAAACAGGACTATAGAATCATTCGCGAGGGCTATGATTGGTATTTAGTATCGGTAAAAGGTAAAGCTATTTATATTTTTAAATGGGCTTTTGAAAATGACGATTGATAATTCAGACCCAATTGAGTATTTGTTTTATCGAAATAACAAAGAGGTTCCCGATGGTTATACAGTCCCAGGTTGGTACTTCTGGAATGAGATTTGGTGTGATGCATATGGACCATATGAATCACCCGAAAAAGCGCGTGAACAATTGCGCTTATACTGTATAGCAAACCACATGTGACGATGAAAGCACTGGGTGCAACTGAGCCTCCAAAACTCAGACAAGGGGTCCGATTCCTCCGTCACATGCTTATGGCTCGTAGGTGTAATGGCGCATAGCTGGCTCTTAACCAGTTTGGACGCGGGTTCGATTCCCCGGCGAGCTACTGATTAATTCGTAAAGTATGGGAGTGGTTAAAATGACCAACTGGAGTAAGATTTTCCTTAGATGTAGTTAGTAACCTAACTTTTTAAGGAGATTTTAATGAAAAAGAATCTGAAGTACGTGTACTATCGTCACCCACGTACACGCGCAGAAGCGCGAGCCAACCAGGAGGGCTGGGAGCGTCCTCGCCGCCGTCCTCGCAATCTTCCAGACACTTACGACGATATATATCCTACACATGAGAAAAGCTGGAAGGCAAAACGACAAACACAATATCACACTGGTGGTCGAGGTAAAGAACATAGCATTACTGTTGATGCCAACTTTACTTACGAGTGGGACTTAAGTCAATACTTTAAGAAACACAACATTCCTTATCGTGTTAAACATATAACTAAGCCCTATTGTTATAAACGCAAAATAAGAAAAGTAGTACGGGACGAGCGTAAGACCCCCTGTTACATCACCTGCTTTTACAAAAAAGACGGCCAATCATACATGGAACAACGAATTGTTCGTTGGGAGTGGAAATATCATTGGGAGGATGATGGTTGGGAGTGGGCTGACTCCTACCACATCGTCGCCTANAAAGTAACATGGTGGTACGACAAAGACGTTGGTATTGACTATATTCTTAATGAATGTCGTCGCCGTCACTATGCAATATATTAAAGAATGGGTACAGCAATTTAAAAGACTCTTGAAAATAGGAGTTATCATAGGGTAGTCCGCTTGCGACCATTCTGCATAAACTTAAAGTTGACTATCCATATGCGTCGTTAGTACAATGGTAGTATATTTGGCTTCCAACCAAATGACGAGAGATCGTTACTCTCACGGCGCACTGCCACAGACTCTAGACAGCAAACTATAATATTTTTTTACCAAAAAGCAGAGAGGTTCGATTCCTCTGGTCTTGGCAAGACACCCCTGGATGGGCTGTATAACACGGAGTCTGTTTTAGCGGCTGAAGTGTTACGGTAGCATACCTGCTTGCCATGCAGGGGGACGGTGTTCAATTCACCGTAGCCGCACTATGAAATACAATTATTTTTACAGAAAAACCTTTAGAAGAGATTGGAATGGCGAAGATTAAGTTGCGTCCCACAGATGATCGAGTTGTTATACAACCGGACGAGGCGGAAGAGGTTAGTCCTGGTGGAATAGTGTTACCAGATGTGGCTCAAGAGAAACCACAGCGTGGCTTAGTGGTCGCCGTAGGTCCTGGTAAGCTGCTTAACGATGGTAGTCGAGCTACCCCCGGCGTTAGCTCTGGTGACAAAGTTGTGTTCACCAAATATGGTGGTACTGAAATCAAAATCCACGGCATTGACTTGCTAATTGTGCGAGAGAGTGATCTGTTAGCTATACTAAGTTAATAACTATGATAATTGACTATAGGTGTTCTAAATGTGGTCGTGACAATTGTAAATTATGGCGACAGTATCAAGCCCTTGCATGTAATGTAGATCTTATGTGCGCCCCATGCGCCATGGATGATCAAAATAAAGAAGGGATAGTGGAAGAAGATGGAAAACGATATACAGAATATGGGTCCACAGACCAAATAGGCTGGCTAGTACCAGCAGTTCCTACTGTAGAAAATGATACTTACTGGGGGTATTCCTCGGTTCCACAGGATCGTGTGGAATGGTGGAAAAATTTACCAATTTGAGCTTGACAATGTTCCAGCTAGAGGGTATAATAAGGTATTACGACACTTGGGTGTTGGCGTGGCTGCCAGACGAGCTAGACAAATACTATCGTTCTCTATTACCAAAAGCGTGGTACGTTAACCCGCCAATGAACAAGCCGCACGTCAGTATTGTGCGTAAATTTGAGAAACCCGACCGGACTTATTGGGGAATACATAATGGTAAGAGCATTATCGTTGACGTTATTCCCGGCATTCAGACTGATGGTTTATACTATTGGTTGGATTGTTTCAGCGATGAAGTGGGTTATCTTAGACGCCGAGTTGGGCTTAGTACTTTTAGGGATGACAATAACAGCTTTGCTATATATAGTTGTTACCACATAACCATAGGAAATGTAAAGAATGAACGGCATAACAAAGGAATTCAAGAAGGATCTAACGGCGGTGATTAACAAACATTCCATTGAGAATATGAGTAATACACCAGATTGGATTCTAGCAGAAGTGGCGGCGCGTGCGCTATTGATGTTTGCATGGGGAAGTAATAGTAGGGAGGATTGGTATGGAAGATCTCTCGACATTCAAGAGCAGTAAGGATAATCGCTAGGGGCACTAGTGGGGAGTCTGCAAAACTCTCACCAATGGGTTCAACTCCCAGACTGCTCTCTGACAATTGATGACTTTTTAGAAAGGATAGTAACATGGTTAATTGGGGAAACATCCTATCACAACCAGTTGGACGTACAGCAATTCAAAAATTTAGCCACAGGCAGTATGAGTTGCGAGGAAGTACAAAAGGTATTTAGAGCAGGACGCGACCGCGATGTGTCTGGTCAAGTCCGCAATCTTATTAGGACTAAGGGTACTAAGAGCGCTCGTCAAATCGCTCGGAAAGCCCTTCAACGTCGCAACCTGATCTGAACCTGGGGCTGGAAGCCCCTCTGGCTCTACCCATGGCTGGGCACTGTGTTTTGTAATCACGGTCGTTGGGGATCGATACCCCTTGGAGCCTCTTAAGAATGTGAGGTTTAACACTGGAAAAATAAGGCCGCACATGTGGACATGATTGTACACTCGTAATGTACTGACGAGAGTTCGATTCTCTCTGTGGCCTCTTAGTATATTGGTATTACTCCTGTGTGGTATACAGGGGAAGTGGGTTCGATTCTCACAGGGGCCTCTATGACTATCAAGGGTCATATAATAAGGAAAAGATAATGAGTAACACACATATTTCGGTAGTGTTGGATAGGTCAGGATCAATGTGTTCCTGTCACAATGAAACCGTCAAAGGGTTTGATGAATTTATTAGTAAGCAAAAGCAAGAAGATGGTAAGGCGACACTAACCCTAACACAATTTGATGACCAGTACGAAGTTGTTTACGCCGATAAGGATGTTCAAGACGTGCCATCAATCAAAGATATTTATCAACCGCGTGGCGCTACCGCACTATTAGATGCTATTGGTCGGACCGTCAGGGATACCGAGACAATGCTTGGCAAGAGATTTGTTAATGAGATTCCAGACCGCGTCTTATGTGTCATTATTACTGATGGATATGAAAACGCATCCAAGGAGTGGGCTCGCGATAAAATCGTGGACCTCATTCGCGAAAAGGAAAAGCGCAACTGGGAATTTGTATTCCTTAGTGCTAACCTTGACGCTATTGCTCAGGCCACCAATCTTGGCATTAAAGCCGGATCAGCCGCCAATTACATGAAGGGCAATAACAAGCTGTGGGGCAAGATGTCCGACAAGGCCGCTATATATCGTAGTGCCAGCCAAGCAGACCTAGAGAGCATTAAGACTTGTACGTCATCACTCTTCGACGCTGAAGACAGAGAAGACCTCTCAAAATCATAGGACTAACATGAAGAAAGCGCTAATAACCGGCGTTACTGGACAGGATGGGTCTTATCTAGCAGAACTTTTGCTAAAAAAGGGCTACAAGGTTTACGGTATGGTTCGTAGGACAAGTACTGAATCCCTTGAGAGAATTAAGCATCTCCCCATAACCATTTTATCGGGCGATCTTCTAGACCAACAATCAATTAATAGAATTATTGCGGACGTACATCCGCAAGAGGTTTACAATCTGGCTGCTCAGAGCTTCGTGCATGCGTCGTTCGAGCAGCCTGTTTTTACAGGTGATTGTACCGCTCTAGGAGTAACCCGAATACTAGAAGCCATCAGAGACATTGATCCTACTATTAAATTCTATCAAGCTAGTAGTAGTGAAATGTTCGGCAAGATTGTGGAAGAACCTCAGATTGAGACAACACCATTCCATCCCCGCAGCCCATATGGCGTAGCCAAAGTGTATGGCTACTGGATGACGATTAACTACAGGGAAAGTTATGGTATTCATGCTTCGAACGGGATACTGTTCAATCACGAAAGCACACGTCGTGGTATTGAATTTGTTACTAGAAAAATCAGTCATGCAGTAGCAAGTATAACCCTGGGATTACAGAAAAAACTATTCCTTGGCAATCTTGATGCAGAACGTGATTGGGGGTTTGCCGGAGATTTTGTGCAAGCCATGTGGTTGATGTTACAACAAGACAGCGGCGATGACTACGTAGTAGCTACAGGTGAACGACATAGTGTGCGTGAATTTTGCGACCTTGCCTTTTCGGTAGTTGATTTAGACTATAGGAATTACGTAGAAGTTGACGAAAAATTTTGGCGTCCCGCCGAAGTCAATATTTTGCGTGGCGATTATAGTAAAGCTAAGAAGGTGCTCGGTTGGGAACCTCTAGTGGATTTTCAAGAGCTGGTTAAAATGATGGTTGATCATGACTATTATGCTCTTTCCGCTAAAATATAATTATGTATAACTACTTTCAAGAACAACAATGGTTGACTGAAACCTGCCTCGGTTGCGGGTCGGTCAACCATATTTTTTTAGGTAATGAAAATGCCCACGCTTGGGAATGTTGGAATTGTCTGGACGTGTGGTGGATTGACTCATTAGCTATTGACGCTATAATTATAGAATGTGATTTAAATGATATGGACGAGGTATGGCACATGCTAGTTAACTATCATCCTTCTATTATATACTTACATGGACACGATGTGAAAACATGATAAAACGAGCCGGAAACATAGGTAAAGAACAACACAAGATAGGTGCTGAATACTTTGCAAAATATTGGGATTTTTTCATAGAACGCAATCCAAACATGGATACAGAGAAGTGGATGAATATATTTTTTATGACGTTTTTATCTGGCTTTTCAGCAGGCATCATTCTAGGCGAAAAACAAAAGAAAACTTTAATAGAGGAGATAGTACAGTCTAATTAATCATGGGTAGAACTTACAGAAGGCAAGATAAGAAACGCAAAAAGAGAATGCGAGATGAACGACGCAACAAGCAAAATAAGAGAACTACTGGGTCTGAAGAATATGACCGAAGAAGAACTTCGGACAGAAATAAAACGAACGCCTTGGGATCATACGTTTCTACGACAGGCAATTGAGGCGGCAAGCCGCAGTCACGACGCTGAAACAAAATGTGGTTGTGTTTTAACTCTTAATAAGACAGTTTTAAGTGGGGGCTATAATGGTTTCGTTCGTTATATTGATGATACCGTCCTACCTAATCTACGCCCCCATAAATATCCATTCATGCTACACGCTGAGTGGAACGCAATCTTAAATTGCGCCCGTCAAGGTAAATCTACATTGGGTGCGACATGTTATATTACCACCAAGCCTTGTTTTCTATGCTTTCAGTCTTTGTGGCAGGCGGGTATCGTGAGAATAGTGTACACAGATTGGAGTGTAAGTAAGAATTACAACCACAGTNAGGCAGATGATCAAATTGAGGCTCTCACCCTATTGATAAATAAAGGTTTTGAGTATGGCGGCGGTCGCAATTTGATACTAAAGTTTATTCCAAAAAATGATGTACTACCCAAGTAACAAGTTGACAAATACACTAGTATAAGGATACAATATTATGGCACGTTTTGAACTATCCATGAATAACAAAAACAAGAAGTTCAATAGCGGTTATGCTATGTGGAAGTGGGCTAATCAGCAGTCGAAAGGACAGCTAGAAACCAAATACGACGAACGAAAAGGTCCATTTTTGTGCAACTTCTTCCAACGGCTATGGGAACACCGACAGAAGAAGACCAACAAAGAAAAATAAGGCCTCTACAGAGGCCATCCTTATTTAGGGAGGTGAAATGTTCACATTTGACGAAGTGATATCAGCATCGGAAGATTATTTCGGGGGAAATAGTCTAGCCGCTAATGTATTCACTACAAAATATGCACTTCGTAATCCAGATGGAGAATTAGTAGAAAAAACTCCAGACGATATGCATTGGCGATTGGCGAGGGAGTTTGCTAGGGTAGAACAAGATAAGTTTAAAAATACCATACTCAGAAGAAGATATCTATCAACATTTTAGACGGTTCGAAAAGATCATCCCACAAGGTTCGCCTATGTATGGGATTGGTAATCATAAGGCTGTATCATTAAGCAATTGTTTCGTTATTGAATCCCCATATGATTCATATGGTGGTATCTTCTACACTGACCAGCAGATCGCTCAGATTAGTAAGCGACGTGGTGGGGTTGGGTATGACATTAGCACCTTACGACCAACGGGCACAGCAGTACAAAACTCTGCTGTAACAACCACCGGCGCTATATCCTTTATGCATAGATTTAGTCACACTGGTAACGAGGTGGGTCAAAATGGTCGGCGTGGCGCACAGATGATATCCATATCTGTACATCATCCAGAAATTCAGCAGTTTATTACAATCAAAAATGATGAAGAAAGTGTTACAGGGGCAAATATATCTGTAAGATTAACCGACGAGTTCTTTGAGGCTGTGGAGGCAGACCTTGAATACGAGGTTCGGTGGAATAAACAACGAGGAAAATTACCAGCACAAGCTATATGGAAGGCTATTATTCATTCAGCGTGGCTGCGAGCAGAACCGGGGCTACTATTCTGGGACAATATTATAAGAGAGAGTCCTGCTGATTGTTATGATGGGTTCCAAACCATCAGTACGAACCCTTGTTATCATCCAGATTCATTATTATTAACTAAGAATGGATATATTTCATTTATTGATTTATGTCATAATGGTATTGCTCCGTTTGTATTAACAGACAATCGTATATCATATCCCAATCCAAATTGTGACGAGACACCTGAAGCATGGAATATAGACCTACAACAATATGGAACTACTCTCAGAAAAGCCTCTAAGCCTTTTATAACACAAAAAAATGTTGACATTGTTAAAATTACAACCGATTTTGGATTTGAATTAAAAGTTACTCCAGACCATCACGTTGCTACTAATAATGGTATGATTGAAGCTCAAAATCTAAATGTAGACAGTGATAAAATACTCATATCCGTACCAAATAATGATGTCGTTATTAAAGATCAAGTACCGCAAACAATTGAAGAATGCTGCGCGTTATTAATGGGATTAATTGCTGGTGACGGCACTTTTGATAAAAATAGATCGCGCGTTCACTTAGACTTTTGGGGTGATGAAAAAAATCAAATGATGCAATTATGTATTGAATGTATTAATGTTATATATCAAGATGCTAAAAAGACTTACAAATATAATAATCGCAAACGTAAGCTTTCACCATATTTTATAACTTATGTAGATAAAAGTGATAAAATCAGAATAAGTTCTAGTTTTTTAGCTAAATATTTAAATAAATATTACAACTTTAACCGTAACACAAAGCATAGTGTTCCAAAATTGATATTAAATAAATGTAGACACACTAGTGGATTGTTCTATATTGCTGGTATATTATATTGTGATGGTTCTGTGCAGGGTTCACGAAAAAGTGGATTTTCAGTTAGGTTGGCTCAAAGCAATCGACCATTTCTTCTACAGATACAAAAAATGCTACATGCAAATGGTGTTGTATTTAAATTATTTTAAGCGAAGAGGTGAGCACGCCAGTGTGATACGTGGAATATCATATAATTGTAAATCGCAGTATGAATTAATTTCAATTGGAGGTCATTATCTCTCTTATTATAATAAAATTGGATTTCTATCATCGTATAAAGATAATAAGTTAAAATCTGTACTTGATGAAAGATTGCCGAAAATTAAAACTAAATTTTTAAGTAAAATTGAGTCTATTGAAAATTGTGGCACTTCAGATGTATATTGTATTAGCGAATCAGTAACTAAGAGTGTTATTGCTGATGGCATTACGGCTAGAAGATGTGGTGAAATTCCATTAAGCGCATATGATTCATGTCGCTTGATGGCTATCAACTTGTTCCATTGTGTTCGTGATCCATTCACATATAAAGCTAAGTTTGACTTTGACGCCTTACAAAAGGTGGCTCAGACAGCCCAAAGACTTATGGATGACCTAGTGGATTTAGAAATAGAGAAACTAAACCAGATCATACAAAAGGTTACAGACGACCCAGAACCCACGAACATTAAAAGCTGCGAGCTAGATCTGTGGGGGCGCGTCCTACAAGCCGCTGAGGAGGGTCGCCGCACCGGCACAGGTATCACGGCTATGGGAGATGTAATCGCCGCCCTAGGATTAAAATATGGATCATCGCGCAGTATTCAAGTGGTGGACGAAATCTATAAGACATTGAAGCTGGGGTGCTACCGCTCGTCAGTAGATATGGCTAAAGAACTGGGGGCATTTGGGGGGTATAATTCCAAACAGGAAAAAGGCTGCCCATTCATCCAACGAATATCAGAACAAGACCCTGATTTGTATAGAGATATGTGTAAATTTGGACGCAGAAATATTGCCTGTCTTACTTCCGCTCCTACTGGATCAGTAAGTATTCTAGCCAAGATTAGCAACGAATATGGTAGCTCGTCTGGTATTGAGCCAGCCTATGACTTTGAAACCATTCGTCGTAAGCGCGTTAACCCCAACGATAAGAGTATTGAAACTACCTATACCGACAATCTGGGTGAGTCCTGGGCAGAGTTCAAAGTATTTCACCCAGGCATGCAAGCTTGGAAAGAGGCTAACCCCACCAAAAACATAGAAGAATCACCATATTGGGGGGCGTGCGCCAACGACATTAACTGGACAGCGAGAGTTAAATTGCAGGCCGCTGCCCAACAACATGTTGACCACGCCATATCTTCTACTATTAACCTTCCCAAAGATGTTAAAGAGGAAGAGGTGGAAAAGATTTATACAGCGGCATGGAAGGCTGGTCTCAAAGGTATCACAGTATATCGTGACGGTTGTAGGTCAAACATTATAAAATCTAATGATGATGAAGTTCCATTTCCACAAGATAGACCACGCAAGTTGCCTTGTGACGTACACCACATCTCAGTCCGTGGGCAACAATACTTTATTCTAGTGGGTAAGTGTGAAGGTAGACCATACGAAGTTTTTGCTGGTAAAAATGGTTTTATACCTAAGAAGATTAAGTCTGGTATTATAATAAGGAAGAAGAAGAATTTCTATAAGGCAATATTTGACGACTCTGATGAAGAGTTGAGCCCAATTACGGCCTCTACCGAAGAGATGGAGGAAGTAATAACGCGCCTAACTAGTGGGCTATTAAGAGTGGGTTCTAATATGCACTTTGTAGTTCAGCAGCTAGAAAAGGTAGGTGAGCGACAAACCGACTTGAATTGTTTTGCTCGTTCAGTCAGTCGAGCCTTAAAGAGGTATATTCCAGACGGAACAAAGGAAGACGCATTGTGCTCCGAGTGTGGGGCTGATGCCTTGGTTAGGGAAGAGGGTTGTGTTATGTGTAAAGCGTGTGGTGTAGGTAAGTGTTTATAGGAGCAAACAATGGAATTTAGAGACTATCAGACTAAGGCTAGAAGTACAGCCACTCTTTGATCCCAGGTACAAGTATATGTACCCAGCATTAGGATTAGCTGGTGAAGCTGGTGAGGTTTGTGAGAAAGTTAAGAAGATGTTTCGAGATGATGACGGCGAAGTTACGCCAGCAAAGCTTGAAGAAATTAAGAAGGAATTGGGTGATGTGTTGTGGTACATAGCCAACTTGGCCGCAGACTTTGGGATTAACCTAGATGAAGTGGCGATGCTGAATCTTGACAAACTTTTTAGCCGTCAAAAGCGTGGGACACTCAAGGGGAGTGGAGATAATCGTTAATTTTATCTCAAAATGGGACTTGACAACAGCCAGAATGGGAGTATAATATGGAAGAGAACAAAGATTTTGAAATGGGCCTAATTACAAGAACCGTCTATGGATACTCAGATAACCAGGGCGTGGGCTTACTTATGGAGGTAAGGATTTTACAAGGTGCTGCCCAGCTATTCCTACCTCAAGAAGCTGTAACAAACATGTTAACCGAATTAAAAATCGGCAACATTGAAATTCTCAAGGGGGCACCTTGTGTAGTGAGCGTTGGAGAGGATAAGATTGTCCGCTTTGAACGCCTTCTTTGATGGAGTAATTCATGTCTTTAACCCAAAAACAAAAGGTGACAAACTTTGCAACCCTGTCGCACATACAGAAAGTGAGAAACTATCTTAACATATGTGTGAGGGAGTTACTTAGTCGTGGTGAAGATCACGACCAGTCTAAAATGGAGAAACCTGAACTAGATTATTTTGTAGAATTTACAGATAAGCTGGCTAAATCTACCTATGGTAGTGAGGAATATGAGGAGAACAAGGCGGCAATGCAACCAGCCTTGGAGCATCATTATGCTAACAACCGCCACCACCCCGAACATTTTAAAAATGGTGTGGAGGATATGAACCTCCTTGACCTAATAGAAATGTTTTGTGATTGGAAGGCGTCTAGTGAGCGTCATAATGATGGCAATTTGAGGAAGTCCATTGAAATTAATGGTAGTCGTTTTAAAATGGTCGAGCAGTTAATTAAGATTTTTGAGAATACTATTGAGACATTAGGGTAAAAAAACTTATGATAGATTTTATTCAAATCGGAGCAAATATTGGAAAACACCCAAACGATCCAATATGGCCATTAGTGCAAAAGGGGTGGAGAGGCATTTGTATTGAGCCAATTCCACATTCATTTATAAAGCTGCAACAATGCTATAAGAACATTGAGGGTTGTTTTCTAGAGCAGGTAGCTATTAGCGATAAGTCTGGAGAAGCAACTATAAGTTGGTGTGAGCAAGATGAGTCACAACAAGCGTCAATGTATAACACTTGGCACACAAACAACCAAACAGTAATAGTGAAAGCCGTCACACTTGATGACATATGTGTTACATATGACTTGATTGGCGTTCCATTTAAGCTATTACAGATTGATGCTGAGGGGGCAGATGGTGTAATTATTGTTAGCACAGACTTTGAACGTGTACAACCAGAATATGTACGCTATGAGTTTGTTCATATTGGAGGGCACGGCTGTCCAACACCTAGTAAAAACGATGTGGCAACACATCTTGGAAGTTTTGGATACAAAGTGGTTGATGACAAGTTTAATATCCCAAATCCTGGTTACAAAGGTAAACCAATTGACGTATTGTACAGGAGATTGAAATGAAGAACTCTGTTTTGATTCTTAACACAGACTACTCTCCGCACGACATCTGGGAGTGGGATCACGCTATGACTAAATATTTGTGTACAAAAAGCGTACGCCCTCTCTATGATAACGATGGCGGAATCGTTAAACACGATTTTATTGTGCGTGATGGTAGAGGTAATGAGTATGAGTTGCCTGCTGTGTTGATTTTGACAAGGGATGTGAAGGCACATCACGGTATGGCCCCATACACCAAGTTAAACATCTATGCTAGAGACATGTGGACCTGCCAGTATTGTGGTAGAAAATTGAAGGATCGAGAGTGTACCATTGATCATGTCATTCCGCGTGCTCACTGGAATCCAAAGAGATTTCACTTTCGTTTGTCTAGCTTCGAGAACGTGGTTACAGCATGTGGGCCATGTAATAAGCAGAAAAAAAACAGGACGCCGCAGCAAGCTGATATGAAGCTCGTCAGAAAGCCTCGTAGAATCAGCCGGGCACAAGCCTACACCCATAAATTGGATCGTAGGACTTACAAGCCAGTGCAGTGGCTTCCATATTTAAAGGTAAAGAATGTCGCGCAAACGTAAAAACGGGAACGGCAGCAACGGTAATGGAAACCACATTCAAACTAACAGCAATCGATTACACAAGGAGCTTAAGCCTAAAAGTGATGCACAGCACGATTATATTCGCGCTATGGCTGAGTCCGATATTACTATATGTGTGGGCCCCGCTGGTACGGGCAAAACCGCCTGTGCCGTGGGTCTTGCGTGTGAACACCTAGTCAGAGATAAGGTAGAGAACATAGTAATAACTCGCCCCGTTTGTGAGACAGGTCGTACCGGATTAGGATACCTGCCAGGAACTATGGCGGAAAAGATTCATCCGTATCTTATACCAATCTTAGATGAAATGCATATCTATATTGGTAAGACCCGCACTGATTTATTTATTCAGAACGGTAAGATTAGGATAGTACCCCTTGAATATATGCGGGGATACAACTTTCATCAATCCTTTATTATACTTGATGAAGCACAGAATGCGACATTGAGCCAGATAAAGATGTTCTTAACTCGCATTGGGCGAGGTTCAACAGTAGTAATGACGGGGGATATTGAGCAAAGTGATTTGCAAGACGAAGATATGGGTCTAAAAGTATGCCTAAGCCGTCTAAATGACACGCAAGGTGTCTCAATTGTCACATTAACTACTGAAGATATCATCAGAAATAGTATAATTTCTAGAATTTTGGCAAAATTGGGATAAAGTTTTAGGATTTAATTTATTTAGGGGGTATAAACTAATGCCAACGAATATGTTGGATTATCAATTAGATATAATATTTGAGATAATTGACACATTGTGCTGGGCAAAACAGTGGGGTGCAATTGATAGTATTTTACTACATGTTATCATAAATAAAGAATGGAATCTCACATTACTAATAGCATTACTAACTATAACAGCGTGTGTAAAAGATAAACTGCATGATCGCAAGGCGTTATATGAATATGCGCTATCAGTGGCAAAAATGGAATGTGGTAAAAAAACAAATATATTGGAAGGACTAGAATGATAGTAGCGATAGTTGGAGATAGAAACGTAACTGACTATGCCATTGTGGAAAGGCCGTAAACAGTCGGGTTTCGAAATAACAGAGGTGGTGTCTGGTGGCGCTAAGGGTGTGGACACCTTGGCGGAACGTTGGGCGCAAGACCATGGTGTTCCGTGCAAAGTCTTTAAAGCTGATTGGGACAATTTGCGTGCCGCAGGCGCCAAAATTNAAACCAATAAGTGGGGTAGGAAATATAATGCTAATGCGGGATTTTCTCGCAACTTAGATATTGTTAAATATGCTGAGGCAGTAATTGCTATTCAACCTAATGGTCCTACGTCTGGCACTCAAGATACAGTAAGAAGAACTAAGAAAGCAAAGAAGCTATTACATTACTATGAAAAGGCGGACGAGGAATATGACTACCAGTTCTAAATGTGAACACAAAAAACAATTCCCAATGCCAGATTCACTAGCCACAGTCTGTGAAGAATGTGGTCACGTATTTATTAGCGGACAACCCTGGGATTACAAATCAGGTCATGTTTCGAAATGGCTTAATGACATATATGGAGGCGCCACTTCGCAATCAGGAACTAATGATGAATATTAATAATTGCTCTAGTTGTGGGGGAGATCACCACAATATTGAAGTTTTCTTAGTTGGTGATGACGGTCCAGGTACACTCTCAGCATATCCCTGGTATACCAACTATCCTAATACTGGCGAAAGGATATATATAAGAGAAGATGGTAGCTAGATATTATATATGTGACAATTGTGATCATCACATGGTGGCGGAACAGAAAATGCATGCCCCTCTTAAAAAGAAGTGTCCAGAGTGCAAGAAAATGCAACTCTATCAAGACCTTTCTGGTCAGCACTCATTCGTATATCAAGACTGCAAGACCCTGGGACATCAAGCCCAGCGCAATACAGATCGTATGGGCAAATATGATCTAGAAATGCGTCGTGAGCGCGACTCTAAGGTAAACAAAGCCAAGCAAAAAAAGAAGCAGTCGTGGTATAATAAAGAGGGTACAGACATTAAAAAGGCGTTGTCTCATTTAGATACAGCAGACAAGAAACACAAGTATATTTTGGAAGGAAAATAGTGGACGAAACAATTAAGCCACACACCGCTATTATATCCATACAGCTTGAGGTTCACTCACTGCTAGATACGGGCGAGTGTTCAGGAAAGGTAGTCAGTCAGGATATACTCAAAGAGCACGGTATTAACGACGCCTTCTTAACTATAGTGAGCGGTAGCACAATGGAAAACTGCCTACAAAAATTGAAGACTAAACTGGAGAAAATAAAAANNGACAATGTGGAGTCCAAATAAACCCAACTGGGATGACGATGACAATGACGACGATTTTTATTACAAGACTGTAATGAATGCTGATGGCGAGTCTGTCACAGAGGAAGTCCCTATCGAAAGCAAGGGATACGAAATTTTGACAGGAAGACGTTATTAAATGTGCTGACTGACGGAAAAAAACTGGTGGATGTTATCAAAGTTAAAGAGAACGATGCTCTAATAAGGGTAGTTACAGCCGAATGTCCTTGTGGTGGCTCGTCCTTCATCTATGAGGTCACAGGAGAAACCTATCTACAAGCCTCTGAAGGTAGAGAGATAGGGGACATGCCTACTGATATCATCGACAGTATTATACATCTAACCATAAAGGTGATCAAATGAGCCAAAACGATAGAGAGGATGTGAGTCATTTAGACTTACCAGATCCTATACAAACCAAGGCTATATACTATGTTGAGGGTGGTAAAAGCATTGACCGCAAAGAATACCTTAATATAGAAAAGCAGCCACTAGTCTGCGCTAAAGAGGTACAACATCTTGAAACCAAGATAACAACGTACTTCATTCTTTGCGCAAGTAATGGTCAAATGTTTGACCCACGAGAGACCGATAGAAGATATCGTGTACGAAACGTCTGGAAATTCCGCCGTGTAACAAGAACCACTTTTGATATTTATCTTAAGTTCTTACAACATAAGTACACGAGCATGTTAAGTCAAGCACAAAGGAGCATGTAATGGTGAAACGTGGTGCCCTAAGTAAAGTAGAAAAGTTTTTTATTGAAGGTAACGCCAACTTACCAGTTGAAGATGTTGCTGCTGAACTAGATCGTAGTGTTAATATAGTGCAAAAACACTTGGATACTATCAAGACCAAGCCAGCAAAAAAGAAATCAACGAAAAAGAAGGCTAAGAAGCAACCCAAAGACACTCAATTTCAAATGTTGATGGGAAGAAAAGAGCGTCAGGGTGAGAAGGTGGCTACGGTTATGACTAGATCAGCCAGCGAATTAGCTGACGACCAACGTCCAAAACGTCTAGTAAACAAAAAACTACAGAAAGCCATTCATAAACCGAGGGGCTAATGATTTGTACGAAACGTGATAACTATGTGGCTAACTACCAAGAAGGCAATCCTAGCTGGATAGTCAAGCTGTCCAGCGGGTTAGCTATCTTTCAAGACGATCTCCGCCCCGGCGTTACACCATTGAGTGCGTGGGAAAGGCTATATAATCATTGTAAAGATACGGGCGACTACATTACAAGCATGAAGATCAAGTTTAGATCCAATGGTCATCAACTTCCTGAGAACGCTGATGGATATTATTTTAGTAAGGGGGCGCGTGGAGGTCTATCACTATCAAGAACTATACAGCTATTTTTTGTAGGCACGCTTAACCAGGGTATTTTGAAAGTGACATGTTGGAAAACACCAGAAATGATGCCAGAAACTACTGAAGAAAGAGATCCAACAAAGGCGGGTATATGTCTAATAAGCAAAGATATCCTTCACATTTAGGCTCGACCCGTAAGATAACAGCGCCCAATTTTCTTACAGAGTTTATTATTCTGAGGCATGCTGACAATCGCAGTATCAAGCTGCCGGATCGTATTTGGGACAAGAAGAAATTCTCTAAGAGTCTTCAATGGAAGTATTGGTGTGGTCTGTATTATGGCGAACTAAAACGTGCCAACGCTTTACTAAAAGACTTTGATGTCAACGATATCCTTGACGCCCTCAAAGAGGGTGAGGGGCGAGTAATCTTATCTTTATCTAACAATAAGATTCGCCGCTTAACCAAGGAAGCTAAACGAAAACGAGAACTTGCAGAACAAGTCAAAGAAACTATTGAATTAACTGTGGTAGCACCTACTAAACTACCCAGTAAACCTTATGGCAAGAAAAGTAAATTAGGGAAACTTAGATAATGGCAATAATAGGTGGCATATTGGAACGTGAAGAAATTGATGCGCGGAGAGAACAACTCCGCAAAGAAGTAAATAAAAAGCATGGCGAGATTATCATACCCGCCACAAAAATCATTGATAAAGAACGACAAGTAGTTAGCATTTCACCAATGGCCGATTACAACTTAAACGGTGGTATTCCAGAAGGTTCATGGCTATTACTATCGGGCCCCCCCAAATGCGGCAAAACAACGACGGCTTTACAGATCGCCGCCAACGCCCAGAACCAATACGACAAGCCAGTATATATTGGTGCTGTAGAGCACCGCATTGAAAAGAAGGAGCTTACTGGTACTCATGGGTTGAATGTAAAAGACATTGAGTTAATACAATCTGAAGAGGGTAATATACTATCAGCAGAAGACTTCTTACAATTGTTTACTCATGTGATTAAGGATGTGCCTGGGTGTGTTCTTATTATAGACTCTACTTCTGCTCTATGTGCCGAGGGTGAATTTGCTAGTGAGATTAAATCCAAGACGAGAAACGAAGGACCTAAACTTTTAGCCACGTTCTGTCGTAGGATGGCTCCAGTAGTCCCGGTCAACAGGGCGTTAGTGATTGTCATTCAACACTTGATTGCTAATACATCAGGATATGGTGAACCATATTTTGAAGACGGTGGTAAGAAAATACAGTATCAGGGTGATACCAAACTACGTTGCACCACCGTTCAGAAGTGGGAAAACTCTAAGAAGGACGATCAAATAGGGCAGATTTTAAACTGGCAAGTAAAAACCGCCGCTTTGACCAAGCCAGGAGGCAGGTTTCAAAGCTATCTCAGATACGGATATGGTTTAGATGATGTCAAAGAACTAATTGCGTTGGGTTTGGATATGGGTTTGATTGATAAAAAAAAGGGGGCATGGTATAACTACGCTGGGCAACGCGCTCAGGGTGAAGAGAAACTGCGTAACCTATTTATCGAAAGCCCAGAACATTTGCAAACACTTAAAGCACAAATTGAGACCATGTTATGAGCACATTACAATCTCAACAAGAAGCAGATGCTATTGATAAAGCGTGTGGTGTTATACCAATAGGCAAATACGCTGGCAATAAAAACAAGCGGGACTACGAGTGTCCTATATGTGGTGACTTGTATCAAGCTAAACCTAACGCTGTTAGAAATGGCAATTATTTGTGTTGTGTTCAAATAATAAAACAGCCACCACAAAATAAGGACAAACAACAGCGTATTCTTGCTGCTGGATGGAAATTGCTTGTGATTAAATCGGATGGGTATGACCTACCCACACCTAATAGATTGAGGAAAGTGTTGTTTAATCATTTTGCCCACGGTTCCAAACGTCATACTATAACCATGAATAGTTGGTACAAAGCAAAGCGAAAGCACGAAGGATGAAAGTAACAGGACTAGACGGACGAGAACATCTGTGGAACGTGACTAAGTACAAAGCGCGAGCAAAGTGCTCAAAATTGCACGCTCGCGCACGTCAGGTCTTGACAACGGAGTTCCCGTATGATACAATATATGAGGAGTTGACCCTCCCTGGCAGCAAAGACGAACGGCAGACCAAAACATTGTCTGCCGACTTCTTTGTGCCTACACGCCAGTTGATGGTAGAAGTACAGGGCGAACAGCACTACAAGTTTAACTCCCATTTCTTCGAGAACAAGCTGGAGTTCTTTCGGGCACAGGCTCGTGATCGTCTGAAAAAAGACTGGTGTGAACTCAACAAATTTATGTTGGTACAGCTACCATTCAATGAAGACGATCAACAATGGCTCCAACGCATAAGGGATAGAATATGATAGACATGCTACAAAATGCTAAGGATCTTATAGCAAAAGGTAAAGCCTTGGAAGATCCAGAGCTAATACAAATGGGTATGGACTTACTTGAACAATATAGTCCTACTGATGATCCAACAGTTCCAGACAGTTATGTAGAACCAAAACCGCCAGAACCACAATATATTTGTCAAAATTGTGGTCATACCATGCCGGTGGATAAAGAGGGTCGTAAGCGTTGTCCCGAATGCAAAAAACACAAGTTGGTATTGGAACACCCCACTCTACCAGAAGTACAAAAGGCAAGCCCTGAAGAATTGCTTGATGCCTTCGAAAATCAGAAAGCGGCACCAAAACCGAACGGGACAGACCTAGAAGATTTTCATATGCAGGTGCGTGCTAAAAAAAATAGTCGTATCCACTATGATGATGAGGGCAACCCTGATGGGGTAATTAGACGCCGAGAAGAAGTGGATATTGAAGGCATTCATAACATCTGGCAAGACGATGGTGAAGCAGAGCAAGACGCGGCGAATGAGTTGTTAAAGAAATTTACTAAAGTAAGTACTAGAACTAGGAACCCGGTGAATAAAATCAAGGTGACATGTGAGAATTGTAATAAAGTTGAAATATTACATCCAATTCATGCCAGTGGTAGAAAACGACACTTGTGTATTAAATGTATTCGAAGAAGGAGCGGACGATAAGTGCTTGCTAATGTTGGTATAGAAAGAGCGATAATTGCCAGCGTATGTCAGTACGGCAAAGATGCTTTGATTGAGGTGGAGGATCTGGGGGTATGTGCTGAATCATTTACTCAGGCGAGTAACCAAGCACTATATTCGTGCCTCAAAAATGTTTTAGAGCGTCATGTCGAAATAGATCAAGCGCTGTTGTTTATCTCAATAAAAGAGGCCGGATATGGTTCTCTGTTTGAGGGGCGTAGGGATATAGAATATCTTGGTTCATTGTTCACATTTCCTATTGTGGAATCAAATATTCGACCTTTTGCTGTCAAATTAGAGCGGCTTGCTATAGCTCGTAAAGCCATTCAACAACATCGGCTGGCTATCGAAGCCCTCAAAGAGGTGAGCGGCAATGAAAGTTTGGACGACATCATCTCGATGTCGGAAAATCCAGTCTTTGATTTGATTCTAGAATTAAATAGGTCTAAAGATAGAGGACCGCATGTTTTATTTGAGGGTATAGAAGAATATATTAACTATCTGCGCGAAAACAAGCAGGAACAGATGGGTATTCCCACACCCGTGGCCCACCTACAATGCTGCCATCGGCGGCGGATTGCGTAACGGTGGCGTTAATCTCATGTCAGCTAGACCAAAGGTGGGCAAAATGCAACCGAATACATGTCTAGTGTATACACCCAATGGTGCAAAACAACTTGGAGATTTACAAAACGATGATTTAGTATGTGATCCGTATGGAAATATATCTAAAATAGAACAAATCTTTGAACACTATAATAAGCCAGTATATAAAGTCACTTTTACTGATGGCGACTCTACTATTTGTGGTCTTGAACATTTGTGGAAAGTCAAAAAAAATAGACGATCTCCTAAATACAATGTAATGTCTTTAGATGATATGCTAACTAGCGGATTGTATGACGGTAATCGTCCTAAATGGCATATTCAAACAACAGAGCCGGTCTATTTTAACAAGAAAAAATTATTATTAGATCCATACATTATGGGGTTGTTGTTGGGTGATGGATCATTTAGAAATACTGTTGCTTTAACCAATACTGACACAGAGATAATATCTACTTTTACACAATACATAGAATCTTTTGATGGATATAAAATCCGACAATCTAAATTGACATATTTTCCAACACAAGGACGCAAAGGTAAAACAAATATTTTTAGAGAAAAAATCCGTCATTATAATTTATTGAATAAATCATCACATGAGAAATTTATTCCAACAGATTATTTATATTCTTCAATCAATGATAGGTGGGAATTATTGCGTGGTCTTCTAGATACTGATGGGTGTCCCACCAAACACGCAATAGAATATACCACTGTATCAACACAATTGTCAATAGATGTTAAAAAATTGGTACAATCTTTGGGGGGGTTGTGCTCAATTAAACAACGCATAACCCAATGTAATAATAAAAAATTTGAATCATATAGATTATATATTAGATTTCCTAATAACAAATTAGCATTTAAATTACAACGCAAAATAGATTTAGCAACTATTCGAACCAAGCCACTTACACGAAAAATAAAAAGTAGTTAAATATTTACGACAAGAAAATTAGTAGATGTATATCTTTACGTGGTGATAATAAACTATATTTGACAGATAATTATATAGTCACCCACAACACAACCCTGGCTAAAGAACTACTATTACATTGTACCAACAAGTTGGAAATTCCAACCCTATTCCTAGATACAGAAATGAGCAAAGAGGATCAGATTATACGATCTGTGGCCTCTATCAGTAGAGTAGCCTTGAGTGATATTGAGACTGGCAAGTTTGATAGTAATCATATGGATTTAGAAAATGTCGAACGCGCCGTAAAGAAACTTGCACAAAATAAATTACTACACTATGAGTCAATTGCCGGAAAATCATTTGATGAAGTATTAGCTGTAATTCGTAGATGGATCGTGAAATTTGTGGGCTATGATGATGAGGGCAATACCAATCCTTGTGTAGTAGTTTATGATTATTTTAAGCTAATGGACAAAGCCCATCTTGAGAATCTAAAAGAATATGAGGCTATGGGCTATCAAATATCTAAGCTAACTGATTTTGCTAAGGAATACGATTTTCCATGCTTAGCCTTTGTACAACTTAATCGCCAACATGAGGTCAGCCAGTCTGATCGACTCATTTGGATCTGTCACTCATTCAGTAAGCTCGCCGCAAAAGAAGATGCTGAGCGTGCAGACGATGGAGAGGATGGCGGCAATCGCAAATTAGAGATCTGTCAAACAAGATTTGGTGGCGGTTTAGATGACCATGACTATATCTGTTTAAACTTCGAGCGCACAATCAACCGCATTACTGAGGTGGGATTAGCTAGCGAGGTCCGACGTAGAGAACAGCGTAATCAAAACGAATTTGAGAGACTTGATGGTGGCATTATAGAAGAGACGCTACCGTGGAATGCAGACGAAACACAGGACCAATCAGACAATGAAACGCTATGATCTTGAAGTAGTATCTGAATTGATGATAGAGTCTATAGTAGAGTTGTTCGAATATTTTGACATTTCCTTTACTGATGGACCACGCACCATATCATTCCCCTGTCCTATACATGGCAGTAAGAGTGAGTTTAGTTCTAGCATACTCAAGCGAGACGTTGGTAACTGGAAGTGTTATAGTGCACAATGTCATGAACAATATGGCACTAGTAATGGGGCGAGCATTATACAGTTTGTTCAAGCCCTATTGTCGGTACAGTATGATAAGACATATACGTTCCCAGAGGCGATAGGGTGGTGTGCCAAGTTTGTTGGTGAAGACGCAACAGAAGAACAGTCTCCAGATAGCCATGATCGCATTGAATTCATAAAACTATGTAAGTACATCAATCGTAAGAAAAAGGAAGCGCCTACATTCACGCCGCGTGAGAAAGTGCGTGAGTTTCTGGCTGTACCTTCTGCATATTATCTAAAGCGTGGGTACACAGCAGATATTCTAGAAAAATTCGACGTGGGGTATTGTAACAATGAGAAAAAGCCGTTCTATGATCGAGTGGTTACACCATTTTATGATGACAATGGACATTACATGGTGGGTTGCTCTGGAAGAAGTAGGTATGAGAACGTGTGATAAATGCAATCTTTACCATGATTCCAATGTAAGATGTCCTCTCACTAAGGAGGAAAGGCTGAAGTGCTATAAGTGGAAACATGCCAGCTTATTTAATGCTGACGACTACTTGTATAACTACTGGAATGCTAAGGAACATATCATACAGACAGGTACCGCTATTGTAGTTGAGGGGCCTGGAGATGTTTGGAGGCTAGAGGAGTCTGGTATATACAACAGTCTTGCTCTATTAAAGGCTACTTTATCACCAGGACAACGTATGGTACTGGAATCGTCTGGAGCTATTAACTTAGTGGTGGCTACAGATATGGATAAGGCGGGCAATAAAGGGGCTAAAAGCATCTACGAACAATGTAAACACTTATTTAACACGGTTAGGATCGAGTTCGATGCTAACGATCCTGGTTCGCTGTTGATAGAACAAACCAAGGAAATCTTTTTACCCATATTGGAGAAACTATGACAAAAATCCTTGTACTAGCAGGAAAGAAACAGTCAGGCAAGAATACGATAGCCAACTTTACGGTGGGGTACCAAATCACCCAAAAGGCACGTCAGGGAGTGCCATATTTACCAACACGTTTTACTATTGATGACGAAAGTGGTGAGCTAATCATTAGTCCGCCTAAAAATCCAGCCCTGACTGACGCGGAACAACCGCAGGGTGAACACATACTTAATCTCTATGATAGAGATCCCGACGTACAACTATGGCTTCAGGATTGCGTGTCTCAGCATGTTAAACTATATGCCTTTGCGGACATGTTGAAAGCCACAGCCTCTAGCGTGTTTGGTATTCCAGAGAAATGGATTTATGGCACAGATGATGACAAGAATAGGGAAACTCATATCCGGTGGAAGAATATGGGCGGTTTTCTAGCCCCTAAAGTAGTTGCTAAACTTAAGGCTGAGGGCAAGTATACTAAGAAGATGACGGTGCGTGAGTTTCTACAGTATTTTGGTACCAACATTTGTCGTAAGATATATGATGATTGCTGGGTAGAATCCTGTTTCCGTAGGATTGAGATTGATCAGCCCGATATTGCTATTATTTGTGACTGCCGCTTCAAAAATGAAGTCCGAGCAGCCAAGAAAGCTGGTGCCAAACTGGTCCGTCTGACTCGCGCCCCACATGCTGGTGATACCCATGCTAGTGAGGTCGATCTAGACACTATGCACAACAACAACTTCGACTTGGTGATNGGTCCCTGATGTAACTATTCGTGAGCAAAACCAAGAGTTGTTGGATGCTATGCATAGGTGGGGGTGGTTCGAAGAACATCAAGGACTAGATAATTAGACAANNAAAGGTATACGCATATCAATGTTGATTACGTATTTGAGGTCGAGTAGCTATGGCAACTGGAACTTTTGTCAGATGCAATACTACATGAACTATGTGCTGGGGCTACCTCGCTCGTCAATGAAGAAGGCGGATCAGGGCACTATTGTGCATAAGGTGATGGAGATACTTGCTAAATGCAAAAAGATGATGCAAAATCTGGAAGATACTCCTATAGCTTGTAATGAGCCTACACCGTATAGTTTAAACGATGAACATATTGGTATAGTAGAATGGTTTCACGATGATTTTCTAAAGCCGTACCCATTAAGTAATGCTGAGGTGGATGCTATCAACAAAACCCGCATTAATAAGCAAGTTTACAAACATAATGCCAAAATACCATATGACACTATACATTACGGTGTAGATTTTGTAGAGGGTATATTTGAGAGGGTATTTGACTACTACTCTAAGGACGACTGGGCGCCTGTAGATAAAAAGGACTGTCGCAACTGGACTTGGATGGCTACTGAGTATAAGGGGGGAATGTTTGATCCTCGC